AGGAATGCAAATTGGGAGAAGAAGAAGAGACGATTACACTGACGGTACTGTTAGGATACAAGTCAAATCACCTTCACCGTAAACTAGGAGATAAAAATTATGGCAATAACATCAGCAGTATGTAATACATTTAAAACAGAAGCACTAAGAGCAATACACAATTTTACAAATGGCGGAAATGAGTTTAAACTTGCTTTATACACAAGTTCAGCAACATTAAATAAATCAACTACGGCGTATACTTCTTCAAATGAAGTAGCTAATGGTAATGGTTACACTACTAAAGGAATTGCACTTACAAACGTAACACCGGCTTTATCTGGTGACACTGCATGTTGTGATTTTGCAGATGTATCTTTTACGTCAGCATCATTCACAGCTAACGGTTGTTTAATTTTTAATGAAACAGCAACTGGTGATCCTTCAGTTTGTGCAATTGCATTTGGTGGAGACAAAACTGTATCAAGCGGAACTTTTACAATTCAATTTCCAGCAGCAGACGCATCAAACGCAATCCTTCGTATAGCATAGGGAGTAACTCCTTATGGCTAACACTTGGAGCACAGGAGTCTGGGGACAAAACGAATGGGGCGATCAAGGTCCCGTTGTAATTACTTTATCCGGACAGTCTACTACTTCTAGTGTAGGTTCTGTTGTAGCTGCACCAACTATCACTGCCGAATTAACAGGTTTACCTACTACATCTTCATTAGGATCTTTATCTGCAACAACTAGTCTCGTTTTAATTCCAACAGGTTTACAATCTCAAACAGAACTTGGAGATTTTGATAACGCAGGAACTTTAGTTGGTTGGGGTAGAAATGGTTGGGGTGAAGAACCTTACGGAGATTCATTTAATAAATTAGTTCAACCGACAGGATTAAGTTCAACATCTTCTGTTGGATCTTTAGTGGTTGAAATAGGAATTCCATTAACAGGTGTAAGTTCAACATCTTCTGTAGGTGCTTTGAATCCTGCGGATGTAATGGGGTTAACTGGTCAAAGCGCTACATCTTCTGTGGGTTCTTTAGTAGTTGGAATAGGAGTTTCATTAACAGGTGTAAGTTCAACATCTTCTGTGGGTGCTTTAAATCCTGCAGACGTAATAGGATTAACAGGAGTATCTGCAACTGCTTCAATAGGAGCAGTAGAAGTTACTGACACGCAAATAATTATTCCAACAGGTTTAAGCACTACATCTAGTGTAGGGGCTGTTGTCCTTGAAATAGGAGTTCCATTAACAGGAGTTTCTTCTACATCTGCGGTAGGTTCAATTTCACCTGCAGATGTTATGGGTTTAACTGGACTATCAACAACATCTAGTGTAGGTACCCTAAGTATAATAGGGTATAAAAATATTGACATAACAGGTAATACGTCATATACAGATGTAACACACGTAGCTTAGGAGAACAAAATTATGGCATCAACATTTACAGACCTTGGTTTAGAGTTAATGGCAACTGGTGAAAACGCCGGTACTTGGGGAACAAAAACTAACGCAAATTTAAGTCTTATTGAACAACTTACAGGCGGTGTCTTAAGTTTAGCTGTTGCAGGATCAGGAACTACAGCTTTAACAATAGCAGAAGGTGCTTTAACGGGTACTGCTCAACACAGAATTATAGAATTAACAGGTGCTCTTACAGGATCTAGAATTTTAACATTTCCTCTTCTTACGGAAACTTTTTACATTATTAAAAATGGAACTACTGGTGCAGAAACATTACAATTAAAAGCTGTGTCTGGTTCAGGTGCAACAGTCACATTTGCAGCAGATAACAAAGGTTATAAACTTATTTACCTTGATGGTGTTGCAACTAACACTGGTGTTTTTGAAATGCCTTTTGGTACTTCTTCATACACTCCTTCAGACTGGCTTACTAAAACAGGAGCATATACAGCATTAGATCAAGATAGAATTTTTGTAGATACAAGTGGAGGAGCAGTTACAATAACCCTTCCTGCATCACCCGCTGTAGGTGCTCAAGTAAATTTTGTAGATTCAAGATACACTTTCGATTCTAACGCATTGACTGTTGGAAGAAATAGTTCTAAAATAGCTAACGCAGCAGCAGACTTAGTAGTTAATACTGAGGGTGCAGCATTTGGATTAGTTTTTTCTGGTGCAAATGTAGGTTGGACATATACGGAGAAATAATATTATGGCAAATTACGAAGCAACTAAATATAATTTTAATGGATCAGACCTTACAGGTATAGAAGGAATTCCTACGGCAACTATTGTTCCATGGTCTTCTGCATCAGTGCCAACAGGTTTCTTAGAATGTAATGGTCAAACTGTTTCAAGATCAACTTACTCTGCATTGTTTGCAATAGTGGGTACAACTTATGGTGCAGGTGATGGTTCATCAACTTTTCTTGTACCTAATTTAGCAGATAACGTACCCGTAGGAAAATCTAATAACAAAGCTTTAGCTTCAACTGGCGGAGCAAATACTGTGTCTTCAACTGGAAACGTTGCAGGTTCAACAGCTAATGCTTCTTTATCTACAGCACAACTTGCTTCTCACAGCCATACTTTTTCTTCAGGATCACCGGGACCTACACCTGGAAGAGTTACGGTTGCAGGAAATCTAGTTGCAAATTTTGCTACAGCTAATACAGGATCTGGAACAGGTCACCTACATAACATGAGTGCAAACTTTTCAGGTGACGCAACTTCAGTTGTTCAACCTTATTTAGCATTAATTTATATTATAAAAACTTAGGAGAAAAATTATGGCAACAAATGCAAATTGGACAGTAATATTTGATGACAAACTAATTATTAAACAATCAGGTGATGCTGCTGGAACTGGATATAATATATCTAATGATTCTTTTTGGTCTGATTCTAAATTCTCTAATATTTGGGCTATTCAACATGGAACGTCTGTTACTTCTGATGAAGTAGAATACAGAGATTCAACACCTCACTCATCATTTTCAGATGCAAATTTAGGAAATATAAGTCAATTTTCATCTAAATGGGATTCAGCACATTTAATTCGATTACAATCAGATTGGGATAACAATAATTTAATAGATTCAGATGGTAATTCTACTGAAACTGAAGCTGAGAAAATTACAAGATTAGGTGCAAGACCTACTTCATACTCATCTTAACATCATCCAAGAAGTTAATATATATTTTTCACCTGATAAAGGTGGGTTGCCTCTGTGTACATAAGGAAAAGCTGCAGGCCAAATAACTATTCTTCCAGTTTTAGGTTTTACTCTTTTTGAAAAATGTAAAAACTCTGTTTCTCCACCATCTTCTACATCATTTAAATAAACGCTAAAAACAAAAGCTCTTGCTTCATTTTCATAACCTTTATTATGTTCTATATGCCAAATATGATATCCTTCTGTAGGTAAAGTTTTTTGTATTTTTAAAGATGTAAAATAAAATGGAACTCCGTAAGCATCATTTGCACCTGTATTTTTAATATAGTGATTCCATGCTAAATCAAAATTAAACATCATAGGCTTTAATGATTCCCACCATATATTTAAGTTATCATGGGCTGCAAAATATTGTTGATCTTGTTTTTGTAATATAGACGCTTTTTCTCCACCTATTCTATTAATCGTGTTATTAAATTTGTTTTGATCTTCGTATAATTGAATTGCCTTATTACATTCTTCTTTAGTAATATAATTATCATACACTCCAATAAAATCATTTATGTTAACTGTTTTTTCGTTCATTTATTTTTCTCCTTTTTCTATAAATATTTGAATTGTTTTTCTAGGTACTAAAGGTTTCATGACAGGTGTTACTTTATGAGATAAAGGAGCTTTAACTATAACTACTGAATTACCTACTAAGGGTATAAACCCGTTAGCATTTCTATCTTTAAATAAAAACTCTCCTCCAAACTTTTCATTCCATCTACGATTTATGTAATAAGTAATACCGTATTTATGATTATGATCATCATGCCAATTGATACCAGAGTTATTTTTCATAGAATGCAACACAAATTTATTTATTTTTTTATTAACTTTATGAAAAGGGTTTGTATTTAAAAGAATGTTTAATTTTTGTAAAGGGTTATATTCTGGAATTAAATCTGACCTGTCGGGACATTTTTTAAATCCAGTTAAAAGTGTTTTATCCCAAGATTTTGATGTTGGAATTAGATGTATATTTTTACTTTTAAATACATCATAATGTAATTTTTTATAAGTAGAATAGTCTAAAAAATTTTGAATATAATAAAGTTTATCGGGTATTGAATATATTAATTTCATTGGTGTAAAAAACAGTTGATTGAATATCTAGTACCTTTAGTAACGGGTTCTGTGCCATGTATCCAAATAGGTTCTGCTGGAAATAACATAGCATCACCTGTTTTAAATACCTCTTTAATTTGACCATCAAAAAATCTAAACTCCCCACCTTCATAATCTTCGTTTAAATTTAATGTACAAGAAGCTCTTATTTTTGCGTCAACATCGGTATGATCTTCTATAAAATTACCTACTTCGTATTTTAATATTCTTATATTAAAAGTTGATTTAATTAATTCATTACTGAAAGTAGGGGATATTTTTTTTGTTTTAATATAATTAACGTAGTTAGTTGTAGCTATGGATATATATAATTTAGCTAAATCTAAAGCTTCTTTTACTTCTTCATTAGGATTATTAATTAAAGATAAATTAAGACATTTAAAATTATCTTCTTTTATTACGTTGTCTGTGTACTTATAGCTGGATTCTTTTGAAGTTAAATCTTCATATTTATTAATAAGAGAAATAAATTTATTACAAATTTTTTTAGGGACTAATCCATTTATTCTATATTTTAAATCTGTTATTTTATGGTTGTAAGACATAGTTATTTATATTCTTCAATAAACAAAGTGCTAGTATATCTTCTTTGTCCTTTAAATTTATTTGCATGTGCACTATGGTATATATTAGAGGGAAACAACACTGCTCTATTTGGTCTAAAACCAACATGAATATCTAATTCTTTATCAGTATAGAATACCGTACCATTTGTAACGGCTACAATACCATCTAACATTATAAATACATTTAATAATGCTGGATCTACATGAGGGTGAAACCATTCTTGATTTCTTAAATCAATACTACTATCATGGTGAAGTTTTTTTATTTTTATTTTAAATTTTTTTTCCGCTTGTTTCTTAAAAGTATTTAATAAATTTGGATCATTGGCTAAAATATATCTATCACCCCACCAACTTTTAGTTTTATTATCTTTACTATAATTAAAAACAGGATTATTTTTATCAAAATCTTCAAAAAATCTAGGTGTAAAAGTACAATTAGATTTTATGTAATTCATAATATTTTTTAACATTTTATCATCAAAAAAATTATCGATTATTTTTATCATAGTTATTTATAGTTTAAATTGTTTTTTTAAATACATCTTACCTATCTCTGGAAAATATAAATAATCAAATTTATTTTTTATAGGTATTAATGTATACATAGCATCCTCAACACTATTTACTAAAGGTTGTCCAGCAAGATTAAAAGAAGTATTTAATAACATAGGGATATTAGTTAATTTATAAAATTCATTTATTAACTTGTAATAATAAAAATTTTGTTCTTTTTTTAAAGTTTGAATTCTACAGCTATTATCAACATGAGTAATTCCAGGAACACCTTCTTTTTTAACATTAAAAACATACGACATAAAAGGAGTTTCTTTTTTTGATTTTAAATCAAACCATTTATCAGCATGTTCAAATAAAACTGTTCCAGCTGTTGGCCTAAACCATTCTCTGTTTTTTAACATATTTATTTTTTCTTTTGCAAAAATATCTCTTGGATCATAAAGAAAAGATCTGTTTCCAAGTGCTCTTTTTCCCATTTCATTTTTTCCTTGATAAATAGCAACAATATTTTTTTCAGATATTAATTTAGCTACATCTTGTGTAGACACACTATATCCTTCATTTAAAGGTAAGATACTATAATTAGGTAAATCTCCTAAAGATAAATTTTTTATTTTTTTACATTTATAATTTTTTTTATTGGCATGCCACAGGGCTGCTCCCATAGACAAACCACTATCATCAGCAAAAGGGTCTACATATAGATTTGGACATACATCTAATATTTTACTATTTAGTACAGTGTTTTGAAACACCCCTCCTGAAACACAAATATTTCTTTTTTTATTTTTAACAATATTTTTAATGTATTTAATTATAATTTTTTCTAACAGTTGTTGAACAAATCTAGATATTATTGATGGAGAAACATTGTCTTTATCCCTATTAGTTATTGTAAATAACGTATCTTGTGACAACTGAAAATGATTAAATTTTTCAAAAACCATATTAGTTAAATCTATTTTTATTTCGTTATAGCAAGACAGACCCATAACAGAGCCTTCTTCTTTATATCCTAAAGCTTTTTTAGTTAGTTCAAAAAGATCACCTAAACTTAAAGTATTTATATAAATATTTTTTCCATCAATATATTCTTTATTCTGTACCGCTTTAAATAGTTTAAATATTTTTTTATATTTATTTTTGTTAAAATAATACAGAGAAATCATTTCTAAGTTTTGATTATAATCCTCACTGCCAGACCCATCTGCAACTAATACATATGATTTCTCTAATCCAGAATTAAAAAAAGCAGAACAAGCATGAAAAAAATGATGTGTTTCTTGTTCATAAACAAGTTTTGAACACTTAATATTTAGTTTATCTAACAGTGAATTAACTTCAGTTATTGATTTTTCTTTTTCTTTTTCAAATCCAAAATCAGAACATACAACATGTGCAAAAATTATTTTATCAAATTTTTGGTCTTTATATTTATTAAACAAAATTGACCAATTATTACTTCTTTTTTTTCTATTTATTCTTTCAGCTTCTTGGAAATAAACGATGTTATTATTGTCAATTTCGCATATAGAGGCATTATGAGAATTGTGTACAGCTAATATTCTACTCATTTTGTTTCTTTCATTATTTCAATAATACTATATAAAGTTTATTATAGAATTTCAATAGGTTTTTATATGCTACAAAAATTAGGTTTTGCCCCAGGATTTAATAAACAAGTTACCGAAACAGGAGCTGAAGGTCAGTGGTTTGATGGTGATAACGTACGTTTTAGATATGGTACTCCGGAAAAAATAGGGGGTTGGTCTCAATTAGGACAAGATAATTTAACAGGTATAACAAGCGCAATTCATCACTGGGAAAACAATAATAGTATTAAATATGCTGCATTAGGTACTAATAAAATTTTATACGTTTTTGCAGGAGGAACTTATTACGATATTCACCCAATTAGAGAAACCTTAACAGGTGTTAACTTTACGAGCACATCCTCTTCAAATTTAGTTACCATAACATGCACCGGGGCCCATGGATTATTGCAAGAAGATATTGTTTTATTTGAAAGTGTTAGTGGTTTATCGGGATCTACTTTTACAAACGTTTCATTTGAAAATAATAAATTTATGGTCACATCAGTACCCAGTGCCACTACATTTACAGTAACCATGACAACAACAGAAGCAGGTACTCCTGTAACTAATGCGGGTTCTGCGTCTGTTCTTTGTTATTATACGGTTGGTCCTGCTATACAAGTAGGTGGTTTTGGGTGGAGTGCTGGAAATTATGGGGGTACAGTAAGCGGTGAGGCAACCTCAACACTAGCTGTAGCTTTGACTGATACGACTACAACCAATATAGTTCTTGCAAGTACGGCAGCATTTCCCGATGCTGGAGAAATTAGAATAGGTACAGAAGACATTAGTTATACAACTAACAACAAAAGTACAAATACTTTAAGCGGTGGGGCTAGAGGCGTAAACGGAACCACTAAAGCAACTCACAGCGGCGGAGTAACAGTTACCAATATTACAGACTTTACTGCATGGGGTGAAGAAGCTTCTTTTGCAGATTTTAATATTTCCCCTGGTCTATGGGTCTTAGATAACTTTGGTCAAAAACTTATTGCACTAATTTATAATGGAGCTTGTTTTGAATGGGACGGAGCACCATCAAATGCAACCGACACAAGAGCCACTATTTTAGCAAACGCACCCACAGCATCACGTCATGTATTGGTTTCAACTCCCGACAGACACTTAGTATTTTTTGGAACCGAGACTACTATTGGAGATTCTACCACTCAAGATGATATGTTTATTAGATTTTCCGACCAAGAAAACATTAGTGGGACAGATGCTTATACGGTTAGAGCTGAAAACACTGCAGGTACTCAAAGATTAGCGGATGGTTCAAGAATAATGGGAGCGATTAAAGGTAGAGATGCTATTTATGTTTGGACTGATACGGCATTATTTTTAATGCAGTTTGTGGGTCAACCTTTTACTTTTGCATTTCAACAAGTTGGAACTAACTGCGGGCTTTTAGGAAAGAATGCTTGTAAAGAAGTTGACGGATCTGCTTACTGGATGTCTGAAAACGGTTTCTTTAATTATGACGGTCAGTTAAGAACACTGCCTTCTTTGGTAGAAGATTATGTTTATTCTACAGACGCTGGACCGGGAATAAATTTAATAGCAAGAGATTTAGTTAATTGTGGGTTAAATAATTTATTTGGAGAAATAACTTGGTTTTATTGTAGCA